GCCATAATCCCTACTGCTTCATCAAGTTCAATACCTTCTTTAACTGAATGTTGAATAGCATTTGTCATTCCTTCAAGTATTTCATCAAACGCTTGCGCTTTCTTATACACGTCTTCAACCTCTTTTAGTAATCCCTCTGTGTCATTACCGTTATAGGCACTAGAACTGATAATTGACTGTTCGATTTGTTCGCGGTTATTCATTAGTGTCTTCCTCCATAAAAATTTTATTGTTTAATTCCATTCCAAATTTAACTCTTTCATCATCGTTACCGAATTCGTTTATTAAATCTTTTTTAACGCTCTTACAATACCTATCCCATGCGCTTGCTTTCTTCTCCAGCTCTTTGATGCGTTCTCTTAACTTCGCTATATCCTCGATAAGCTCATCACTTTGCTTCTTGTACTCATCACGTTGTTTTCTCATCTTCTTCAACCTAGCTTCCATTACACCTAGTTGGAATCCTGTTTCATAGTTCATTCTGTTACCTCCACTTTTTCGATTTCTATGCTTGCAGTTTCGAACGGGAGCTTTTTACGAATCAGTTTTAATACCATGTTCGTGGCTTCAACCTCATTCGTACTTTGCACAAAATAATGCTTTTTTATTTTGTAATCACATTTAGATGCTAAGAACTTGATACAAAGACTTACTTTATAGGTTTGCATCATTCTACCAACTCCCCATCTTTCCAGATTAACTCCCCTAAACCTTTGCCATTCATCAAGTAAAACTCATGGTATTTAAACCTCGAATTATCTGGGTTTGACCCAACAAGTTCCTTTATCGACTTATTGTTAGTTTTAGTTACATTTATTGATTCACTACCATTCGGGAAGAATTGCGTTCTAACTACAACTACTGACGGTATTACCGTTTCTTCTGTGATTTCCTCTTCAACTTCGACTTCAAAAGTGTCATCAGCTGATACAAAATCTCTCGTGATGCATTTTCTGCCACCATAAAGAGAGAAGTACACATAATTTCCATCACTCTGATTTTGTGTATATAACGTTTTCCCTTCTGCTAATTCAGGATTCTCCCATGCCCACTTAATTAATTCGTCTAGTCTCATTTCTTTTTTTATTTTGATTTTCATCATTTCCATCTCCTCTAAAATAAAGTTAGTTGCTTCTGCTCCTCGTATTCCAAACCATGTTGCTTTATATATGTTTCAAGCTCTTCGGCTGTATCAAACATCTTTTTCACACCTTGCCAACCTGGCACGATATGCCCGTGAAAGTAATAAGTGCCAATCACTACATGGATATGTGCCACTCGTTCGTTATCCTGATACAGATATCTCTTAGATCCGAAAAATCGGTTTAAGTATTCTTTACATGCGCTATCGATTTTAGGCATTTATACTTCCTGCCATTTCTTAAACATTTGGTTATAAGTGATATCGAACCAGTACGGATCACGTGAATGTTTCTGTGGCACATTAAACAAATGCGGCTTCTTTCTTCTTAGTTCGGCCTCTTTGCGTCGTTGCCTAGCCATTGCGCGTTCTTTGCTCTCTCGTTCCATAATTTTGGATAACACGATTTCTTTATACTCAGCTAGGCGCATGCCATAAGGTGCATGTAAGGCTTCTAACAACACCCAGCCACCTCGTACTCTTTTCGCAACCATTCCAGGAGTTAACCCGTTCTTTTTTATCAATTCATTTTCATGTTCGGTAAATTTATATGGTTTACCGTTAATCTTTACGATACTCATTTATTCCACCTCTGTATTTATCCTGTGTTAAAATTTTTAAAGCTCCTGTTTTTTACTCCGGATGTTATTTATCCTAAAAAGTATTAGTGCGTCTTTTTGGTCGTTTTCCGCCCTATATTCACGAGCGCTAATGACCAAAAGCTCTTTTTGCTCTCTCAGATAATTCTTGTCGTCGCTCTTCAGACATTAATTTTCTAAATCCTATTGCGCTTTTAGGTAGTTTCGCCCTAACCAATACCGCAGTCCCAGATTCTAATCGTTCCAATACCTCTACATCATCGCCGTACAACTTTGTCATTCTAGTAATATGTGTCGGTACCGATGAGTAAGCAATCCATTCTTGATTTTCGTAATCATAGTTCAATGTCGTTTCGCGGTCTTCTCTTGAATAACCGTCACTTACAGTTTTTGTTTCTTTGGTAATTCTTGCCATTTATTCCACCTCTATATATGCATGTCTTATCGTTATGTTGGCATACTTTAGTAATTCATCCGGATTGTCATCTAAGCGCTTTGCTAGCACATCTTTTTCATCGTCGACATCATCAAAATGCCGATATTCAACTTCTGTAGGTATTCTTATATCAATCGTTGCGTTTATATATGCTTGTTGTTGCATTAGATCACTTCATTTCTCTTTTTCTTTTACGTCTGACTTTCACTAAGTCCTCATATACCATCCATTCTTGACCTGTGTATTTAGGCGCTTTACATATCCACGTTAAATTCACATCTCTATACTGATATCTGAATATCTTCGCTTTGATGTTGGCAACTTCGGTCGCCTTACCTTTAACGTCTACAACTTCAACCAGTTTGCCATCCTTCCACAAAGAGAAATCAGCTATATACGTAATCGGTCTTTGTTTCCCAAATTTAGGTTGTAGTTCGAATTTCGGTTGTATTTCTATATGGTCATAGTTAGTACCATTCATATTACTTTCTAAATATTGGTAATATTCACACTCTACTTTGCTATCAAATACAATTCCTTTGTACTCAACTTTCTTAGCATTGTATTTACTCATTGCGCCACCTCTAAATATCAAATATCGTTGCTTGTAAACCCAGCTCTTGCTCATATAGAAGCCCGTGAGCGCCTTTGAATCGTTTTAGGTCACTATCAGTCATAATTTTCTTTTCGTCGCTGAAATGGGCTCCTGTGAGCGAATAAACCTCATTTACGTTGTCTTTATACTTGATGACCTTAATATCTTCTGTGCCATCTTCTCGGTATAAGTAATATTTTTCTTTCGGCATTTTTTAACACTCCTTAATATTCGACGATAGCGGGGCGTGTATGACGTTCTGCAAGTTTTTGGATAAATAGGTCATATAACTTATTTTCATCGCCCTGTGCCTCATCTATGAGTTTCTGAGCGTACATATCTGAACACTCAAGTTTAGTTTTTAAAAATTCTTTGGTTACCATGCATCTCGCTCCCTGAAATCGTCTCCGATTACTCTTACTTTTCTCGCATTGTGTTTCATTCTTGAATTGATACGTTGCCAGTTCATATTTTGATTTAGTTCTTTATCACTAAAGTTAGTTGTAAAGATGTTGTTTTTACCTACTCTGTTATCAACAATGCTGAAAAGTTTATTTAAAGTGTGCTCTGTGTTTTCTACACCCATATCATCTAGTACAAGTAAATCAATATCACTTAGCAATCTGACTAGCTCGTCTGTAGTCTCTACTGCATTTTTGTTGTATGTCGCTTTGATACGATCCATCAACATTGGTATGTGCATAAAAGCAACCGTATGCCCTTTAGCTTTAACTGCTTTTGCGATAGCGTATGCTAGGTGGCTTTTACCAGTTCCGTATGAACCTTGCAATATTAATGATTTTGGCTCTTTTGTAGAGAAGCCTTGAACGTACTCTATTGCTGTTTGTTTAGCTTGTACTTGTTTTTCATTTTGTGGCTTATAGTTGTTAACTGTTGCATCTCTTAGAGACGGATTAACATTTGATTGATTGAAAATATAATCAAGTTTCTTTTGTTTATTCCTTTTGTATTCTTCATAAGCCAATCTTTGAATTTCACATTCGCAACCGTCTTTGTATTCATATCCATTTTCAAACTTATATAAGTCATATTGATGCCCGCATTTATCGCAATTCTGTCTTAGTATTACTTCGATTGGTTGATATTTTTTTAAACTTTTGTTTATTTTTTCGTCAAATAATGGTTTCATAACTTCCTCCTAGTCCCAATAACTTTCGTCGTACTTCATACGTTCTAATTGATCCGTGCCAGTTGGTTGTATTTTTTGATTGAGGTACCCCTCAAATTTATTGCCAAAAAGTGTTTCTGGTCTAAGGTATTTATCGCTATCCGTGTTTAACCATTCAGCTGTTTTGATATCAATCACCTTTTTAAAATCCTCCAACCTAAAATCTTGATTCCATCTTGCTTTAATAAAATCTTTTGTTTTAGCTGTATTATGTTTAAAATGCTTTCCTGCTTTTTTATTTAAGTATTCGATAATTTCTTTATAGGGAATGGAAGACACCGTCGGGTTGCCCGACAATATACTTCCTTCATTATTAGTATTGTTATTATTAGTTAAATCATTATTAGTACTATTATTATTAGTAGTA